ATTAGGACATTTTCCTTGACTTCTAACTAACCAATTTACTATACAATCTTTATGGAATCTATGACCACAAGGTAATGCCGTAGCAACATTTTCAGTCAAAGGTTCTAAACATATTGAACAATCATTATTTGTTAACATATTACTTTTTACTCTTTTCATTACTTTTCTAGTTTGTTTTCCCCGAACTCTTGACTGAATTTTACGACTTGCTTTTAGTTTAGTTACTTGTTTTCTAGTTTGTTTACCCCTAATTCGTTTTTGTATTTTTTTAGCTGCCGAGCTTCTTAAACGCGATGAACTACGTCTTTGTGAAGGCATACTAAATTTATATTATATTATATAAATAATATAATGTAATATAATATAATATAATATTTAAATACTAAGGATAGCCACTAAGGATAACCACTTAACATTTGTGAACCAAGATGGTTTGAAATTCGTAGAGCATTAATCGCATCATAGCTTGCAACTTCTAATAAATTAGAAGTTCTATTAAAAAAAGCATCAATGTATTGTTCCGCTATTTCATCGTTAGTACTTGGTCTATCTTGTGTGTTAAAACTTTCATAGTTAGTATAAAGAGTATATGCTTCATTATAAAGACTTCTTAAAGTAGTCTCAGTATCATTTGCTGTTACTTCATTAACTACTGCCTGTTCATAAGTTATATTTGGAATTTCTGGCGCATCAGGCAGTAGTTCTCTCTGTCGTTCTATACTTTCTTCTATAACATCTAGTTCTTGACTGCGTACTATTAGGTGTTGTATTAGTTGTAGTGGTTCTAAATCTAATAGTTGTCTTCGTTGTATTGGATCTAATATATATTGTGGTGGCGGTGGCGGTGGCGGTGGTGGTTGTATTTGTCGTTGTGGTTCCTGTATAGAAATATAGGGTATATTAGTTATACGTTGCTTACAATTAGGACATTTTCCTTGACTTCTAACTAACCAATTTACTATACAATCTTTATGGAATCTATGTCCGCAAGGTAATGCAGTAGCAACATTATTAATCATAGGTTCTAAACATATTGAACAATTGTTGTCTGTTAACATATTACTTTTTACTCTTTTCATTACTTTTCTAGTTTTGAAACCTCTATATCTTGTCTGAATTTTACGACTTGCTTTTGACCTTAGTCTTTTCCTACTTCTAAAGTGTTTTTGAATTTTTTTAGCTGCCGAACTTTTTAGTCGCGATGAAGTACGTCTTTGTGAAGGCATATATAATATATTATTTATATTATATATAAATAATATAAATAATATAAATAATATAATATTTTAGACTATATAAATAGTATAAGATTATCTGCTAAGCTCAAGATTATTAATATGTTCTGCAATTCGTTGAGCATTACTTCTATTGTTTCTTGCGCGTCTTAATAATTCATCAGTTCTAATAAGAATATTGCTAATATCTTGTATAACTATTTCATCAGTTATGTTAAAACTTCTATAAATTTCACTAGCGTCATTATTGACTCTATTTGATAAATCAACTACATCATCTAGAATTTCGAGTGCTCTTATTATATTGTCTAGCGCTTGAATAAAATTAATATTTGGAATTTCTGGTGGGTCAGGTAGTTCTTGTCTTTGTTGTTCTATACTTTGTTCTAATATTTCTAATTCTCTCCTCCAAGTTAATAATTGCTCTATTACTTGTTCTTGTTGTGGCGCTATTGCTCGATGTGTTTGTCTTAGACTTCGTAATGATTGTATTTCTGTAATAGTCATAGGTGTTCTACATAATGGGCAATTAGCAAGACCACTACGTAAACTACGTTGTATACATTCACTATGAAATGTATGTGTGCATCCTAATTTTGTAATAGGCCCATTATTTATCATAGATTCATGACATATTGCACATTGATTGGCTAGTTCTAAATTTCTATACATTTGCTCAATTGAGCGGGCATGTTGTTTTCTAGTTCGCCGACCTTGAATTTTGGCACGGGCTCTTGTTTGAATTCGCGTAGCTGCTGATCTTTTTCTTGAGGATGATCTACGCGTTGGTGAAGGCATATTATATTTATATAAGATTATAAAATAATATAAGGCTATAAAAATAATATAAAATTTTATATAAAATTTTTGATGAATCAACTAAATATTAAGTATGCTAGTTAGTTATATTTACTCTACAAACAGGACATTTTCTTTCAGTGCCAGTAAATGCTCGCCTTATACATTCTCGATGAAATCTATGACCACAAGGTAATAATGTAGCAACATTTTCAGTCATAGGTTCTAAACATAGTGGACATTCATTATCTATTATCATATTAGTTTTTATTCTACTTAGAAGTTTTCTAATTTTGTTTCCTCGAACTCTCGATTGAATTTTTCGTGTTGCTGCACTTTCATTTTCAACTAAATGTGAAACTATTTGTGATACAAGTGATGGATTTCCAGGGTCAACAAATTCTTGTCCGTATGTTCTTGAATGAACATCATTTAACATTGTTTTAAGTAAAAAAGATAGCTCGTGTTTTTTCCCTTTTGCGTATCTTTTTGATTTATGGTTTTTTACTAAATTTCTCTTTTTTCCAACTTTTCTTGTTTTTGCCATATACTATTATATATATAATATACTATTATAATATATTAAAATATAAAGTTATAAAAATAGTAATACATTACATAAGGTCTGCCGGTTCATCATCACCAAGTTCATCTACAATTCGCGTAGCATTATTCCTAAGTACTTGCGCGCGATTTAATAAATCAGACGTTATATAATACATATTTGTAACATCTTGGTCAACTGGGTTACCATCTATTCTAACATTTCTATAGTTATTATAATTTTCAGAAGCTTCATAAAATAGTCTTCGTATTTCAACTACAAGTTGGCGCGCGTTATGTTGAATATGTAATGCTTGAGTTATAGTTATATTTGGCATTTCTCTGGGATCGGGTAGTTGTGCTATGCGCTGTTCTAGAATTTCAATTTCTCGCAACCTTTGTAATATATATTGTCTTCGTTGTGTTGGGTCTAATATTGCTGGTGGTGCTGGAGGTGCTTGTGGTTGTTGTTGCGAAAGCAGAACATTACCAAATGTTCGATTTGCTCTTCCTGGTTGTACATATGGTATATTTACTATACCTGTTCTACAAAGTGGGCATTCTCCACGAGTGCTAGGCATGCTATCTTTTATACATTTTGTATGAAATCTATGACCACAAGGCAATAATGTAGCAACTTTTTCAGTCATAGGTTCAAAACATATTGGACAAGTATTATCTGTTTGCATAATAGTTTTTACTCTATTAATTAGTTTCCTTGTTTTATTTCCTTGAATTTTTGCACGAACTCTTGACTGAATTTTACGACTTGCTTTTAGTTTGGTTACTTGTTTTCTAGTTTGTTTACCCCTAAATTGCTTTTGAATTTTTTTAGCTGCCGAGCTTCTTAAACGCGATGAGCTACGTCTTTGCGAAGGCATATTTATATATAATATAATATAATATAATATATTTTATTATATTATAAAATAATCTATGAATTCTAGTAAGTCAAATTTAACAACTAAAAATAGAAAACCTATTTTTAAAAATAATAATTTGACGCAATTATTTAAGTTAATAAACGAAAAAAGAGGATTTTTTGCTTTAATTTTAGCAACTTTAATATCTCAACTTTCTATTACTTATTATGTAAGTGAAAATGTTAAAATAGAGGAAGAAGATGGTAAAAAAAAATTCGACAGCAAACTTATTGGAGCATATGTAGCTATTTTTGTCATAATTCTAATTTTGGGATTTATTGCTATGCCAGCATGGTTAAAATTTATATTATTTTCTCTCTTTTCAACGGCTTTTGGTGTAATTTTAGGATATAATAAATCAGGGGTAGATCCTGGTATTGTTAAAAGTGCTTTAGTTGGAACGGCTAGCATTTTTGTTACTATGTTTGCTTTTGGACTAGCATTAATAGCCAGTGGTATTAAATTAGGTTTTAAATTTGGAGCTGGTTTGCTTTTTGCTTTATTATTGTTAATAATTGTTATGATTGTCAATATTTTTATTGCTGAATCTTCGTTATTAAAAAAAATACTAGTGATTGGTTCATTGATGGTATTTTCATTATACATTATGTATGATACTAACAATATTTTACAGCGTAATTATTATGGTGACTTTATAACAGCATCTTTAGATTACTATTTAGACATTATTAATATTTTTAGTGGATTAGTAACAGGACTTGAGTTTAATGATTAAGGTATAAAAACTATGGTATAGGAATAAATTTCCACCCTAAATCTTCACAAATTTTCTTCCATATTTGGTCTTGTTCTATACGTTTTTCACGATCTTTTAACATAGGAAAATATGGCAAAAAACTGCGTTCATTTAATAATTCACATAATTTATATAATGTATAATAATAGTTTAAAAAATTAACTCTATCTTTAGGACAATATTTTGAATAAGGTTTTTGTAATTCCATAAATAAATTACATAATGTTTCTTCAAGTTCTGCACTCATAATTGGAGGTCTTATACCTAATTTATCTTTTATAAATGGAATATGTTCATAATATTTATTGTAACCCAAATTTTTCAATATTTCTTTAGTTTTCTTATTTGTTAACTCATTAAGACTTATACGTTCTTTTTTGATTTGATTTTTAATATTTTCAAATACTTCATCGGGTATATTTGTGCTTTCTTTTGCTTGAAATTGTGCTAATATTTCTTTTAAATGATTTATTCTTTTATAAGCATAAAAG